TCCCACTCGCTCCGCTTTTTGTTAATATCCGCATAATTACTGGAATGTTCGAGAATCCGCTTAAAATAAGGGGTTTCGGGCATTTTTTATTATATATAGATGTTTGATATTTTATATTCTATTTTATCATTTTAGCCATCTATATGACACGAAATATGACACGACATGACACGGATTTAGATGAATATAATAGGTCTCTTCCCTCCAGTTTGCCGCTGGAGGGATTTCTTCTATACATATTTTATTTGCTCGTATAATCTAAGCTGATCCATCCTGCGCCACTCTTGAGCTTGCCCCACGTTGATGCTCCAGTGCCGGACGCTTCATCAACGATGGTGAGTGACATCGTTTCAGTGATCTTTCCAGTAACTGGGCTGTTGATGGATGGCTGCTCACGAATATTAAGGACGTGATCTTGGATGGAAGAAACGTCTACTTTCACCATATATGGAGTGATTGCTTTCGTATAGTTAAGACCAAAGCCCTGCTGGATACCAGCAATGACTGCCTGTGCAATTTTGCTCTTATTGACTAAGTACCAATCCATGTCGTCCTGATCGGTCACAAAGCAAGTTTCCAGCACCGCGTGGGACACGCCCTGCGCACGTACCTTTGACTGAACCATAAGACCATTCTTATAGCTTTCCTGTCGCTGTGTGACTACCACACCATCCCATGCCTGTCTGCTGCCGATGGAGTAGAGGTTGTTCAGGATCGCGTCTTCAACAGAGTGTCCAGTTTCGGATTTATCAATGTAGACCATGGAACCTTTCATCTTACCGTCACCAGTGGAATCCGCAGTGGCGGATGCATTGAAATGCACCTCAAGCACGTAGGTGTATGGCGTAAAATCATACTGACCACCGTGCTTGAAATAACTGTAATGGTTTCTGTCGGGGGCAACATCACATGCTACTCCTGCGCGGTCTGCCGCTGCTTTGATAAGATCACGTAACTCACGAGTTAAATTCGCCTCCTGATAACCACATCCTACTGCTCCCGGATCCCATGAATCATCCATATTTTTGCCGTGTCCGGCCATAACTAACATTCTGAAACTCATCTTCTTTTCCTCCTTTTTCCGTCCAAAATAAAAGTGTCCCCACTCTTGTGATATGGAATCACTACCCAAATAGTCATAGGCGCTGAACAGATCAGCAAGCTTTTCCTTGTTTGGCTGACCGTTTCCGTCCGAATACTTGGCGAAACTCCGGAACTGCAAAATCTCTGCATCCTGAAAGCGTCGCTCTCCCTGCTCAAAAACGGCTTGCGCTGCCTGCAAACACTGCGGATCGTACTGATCTGAAGGCGCCGTAAATGCAGATTCTAAGCAAGTGTCCAAGTCCTTATAAGATGGAAGCAGGTCATGGATACACTGTGCGATGGCCAATAATGCATTGTAGTTCTTTCCCGAGAAAATTCCGCCTTCTGCATATACTACCTTTGCTATTTTTACTAACTCTGCTGTTGTCATTTCGCTTCCTTTCTGCCAACTTGTGCTGGCGCAAAAAGAGGAGAGCCGAAGCTCTCCCAAATTAAATTATTCATTATCCTTTTTCTCACTGATTGGCATCTTATCAGCCACCTGAGACTTGATATTTTTCATCAACGGCTCGAGGAATGGTGGCAGCGCCACTCCGATATCTTTCAGATTTTCAAGGATAGATAGCACCTCGTTACAGATAATCCAGCAAGCTACAATGCAAGCCACCAGAAAGCTTCCTGGAAGCGTGATGCCAATCGTACCAGACGCATACAAGATCAGCTCGTCGATGATCGCGCCAACAGCTACCAGTAGCCACATACACACCTTTTTCCAGATTCCTCTCATACTCTTGTATGAGTTGATATCCTCCGAGCGCTTTGGTGCTGCAATTAAGCCCGTAGCATAGTCAATCACATTAGCACCAACCATTAGCAGGATTGGCACCGCCAGCACTCCGAAGAGAGATGTAAGCACACTGAATACCGCCGTAAAAATCCCCTTGATATAAGTTACACTCGCATTTTCATTCATTTTCTTGTCCTTTCTCGCTGCGATAATGCAGCATATACTTTTTACTTTGCTGCTTTTTTGCAGCAGGCGCTCTTATGTAGGTCATAGTCTCTCCTATAAAAATACCGCAGGCATTTGGCCCACGGTACGATTTAGAGTTTCATTTCATATGTCACAGCTGCAATCTCATTCAAATCTGTCAAAGATTCCACATACGAGCGCAGTGCAATGAAATGTGAACTCTGTTTGATTTTATACTGATTTGCAGCTTCTGCGATTGCCTGAATCTCCTCCGCAGTATATGGAAGATTCTTCTCTCCTGCATTGGCAAGATCTGTCAGTGCAATCAAATTCAGCTGATCCTGCGGAGTCAATGTGTAATGAATCGTTGTCCCATTGCTTAAAGTCACATCAACACCCTTTGCGATTGCCTCACTATATGCCTTTGCCAATTCTTTAAGCTTCTGCTGGCGCACATATTCAATAGTTACCATTTCAGTTAGATCAGGCTCAACAATTAACTCTGTGATTTCTTCTGGCTCAGGCAAGGAAATTGATGCCTCCTCGCCTGTCTGCGCTGCTGTCTGAAGCAACTCATACTCTTCTTTCTCAATGGCAATGATCTGTGCATCTTCATACGCAATTCGATCCGTCTGCACTGACAAAAGCCATGTGTCATGATACAGCTTCTCCCCGATCTGGATATACTCAGCATTATCTTCATTACAAGAAAGAAGAATGCCGTGTTTCTTCTGAACTCTTCTGAAATTTGAAGAACTTCCAATTCCTTTGAATGTTGATTTATCAATTATTTTGTAATATTTCAACTAGAACCTCCTTTATTACAGCGAGAAACAAATAACCTGATTAACGGCATCTTGAACAGCTAATGATTTAAGAGTGTATCCTTCTTCGCTAACAGCTAATATCCATGCTGCGGCATTTTGATTATGAGTACGTTCTGTGTAGTAAGAAGCAGACATCCAATACCCATTCCCAATAGCTTTTTTAGAATCTGCAAGATACCGTTCATGTCTGGTAACCCATTTTTCATCGGATATATAGCGGTAATACACATTATTATTAAGCCAAAAATCTCCCTCTTTTACATGATTTGAAGTTAACTGTGTTGGATCTGTATTGTCTGTGTAAATAGTAGGATTATACTCAACATAAAGTTCAAGAAATTTTACTCTAGTTGCATTACTTACAAACCAAGGAATATGATAACCTTCACCAGTGAATAAAGTATCTGTAGTGCCATCCATTTCTACACGAGCCGGTGGATAAAGGTATGTCTCAGAAGTAACCACATTAGAAGTACCATTTTTTTCTTTTGCATTTACCTTTACCTTTTTAATTATTGTTCTCCATTGAACAGGCATTGCTTTGTATACACGTTCATTTTCAACTACGTATGCTGCCATGGAATGCCAGCCGCCACTCGCGTCATATACATTGTTGTATTGGATTTTCTGTCTTAAAACATTATTGCATATAAAAGATGCATTGCTTTTTTTGCTAGTATCTCCGGCTAGTCGATATCTCGATGAACCGCAGTATTCCATACGCCAAATCTCATGTGTCCAAGCTGCAAGTGTTTTTGCATTTTCTCCGCCAAGATCTTCATACCAGATTTTGCACCAGTTAATCCAGCCTTTTGCACAGTAATCGAATCCATCACTGTATTTAATCCCACCCAAACATAATGTTGATTTTGTATTTGTGCTTCTGGAACGAACAATTTCAAATACTTTAACGTCTGTATCTGTTCTTGTCATTATTTCAGCTGTATGAAAAGCATAAAGGAACAAACTATTAGACCCTTTTATATGCCGGATTACACATAATCCCGGAATATATCCATATCCCACTTGTTGCTTCTTATCTCCCCATTCAATTACTGGATTATTTCCATTAAGATATAATCGGAATCCCTCGCTTCCATTTTCTTCATAGCAAGAGAGTAACGTAGCTCTTTCATCATTTTTATTGAATTCAAAATCAATTGCTAATGTAAAGGATGGCGAATCTTCATCAAATAAAAGGATTTTCTTATCAACAGCATTTGTTCCATCAAAATAGGTATTCTCACAAAGCAGTTCAGAGCGAACATTAGAAAATTTGAGATCATTTCCCATTTTTAAGTCAAAATAATCCCGCATTTCAAAATACTCGTCCATTTTCTCTGACGCACAAACACCATAAATTTCAGCGACTGACATATCTTTTAAATCTTTACCTGATGGCGGCAACTCGCCTCTGTCCCATACTGCATATACATCAACATCCTCATGAATAAATCCAGTTGACTTATCCCACCCTGTAAAAACATTGTATACATAGGTATTTTCCTCTGATGTATTTGTTGGAATTTCGCCATCGTAAACTACCTCAGCTCCATATACCGCTGTTTTAGAGCCGAGAGAGACTCCTGATCGTGAATACCATGTTATGGTATACTTTCTGATCGTCTCCGAATATTGTGCAGTAATTGTTCGGTTCGTTAGCATAACACCAGTGATATTGTCCCACCCAGTATAAGTGAAATCATACTGCTCAGTACTCTCTGCAGTCGGTGTGGAAATCCATCCTTCTGCAACCGGATCAGGTGGAACAGAGCCTCTGTCTACATACTCTTCGTGCAAAACACTTCCATCTTTGTTAACGTATGTTGCAATAAACTGAGGTACTAGATTTGCACTATTATAGGTTACTTCCAAATCACTCCATGCCTTTTTGTACTTTGAAATTTCCTGTAATCGAATGGAACCCGATACATAGCAGGAACCTGTTACCAGAGAATAGAACAGCTTTACCATCTTGTTAAGCAATACCGTATCTCCCACTGTCCAGTTAATATTGTACAGATTCAAAACCTGCAACGTGCTGATTGTCTTAGTTACAATGTCTAAGCTATCCAGTGTACCGCCCTCAAGCGTTAAAGTTTCAAGTGCTGCCAGTGTACAATCAAAGTCCGTCAAATCATTCAGATTTCGCATCGTTAATGTATTTATGGTCTCTGGCAGATGCACTAACCTCACCTTGCCGTTTGTCGCAAAGATTACACCAGTAATCTTGGTTCCTTCTGCATAAAGCTTCAGAAGGTTACTGCACTGTGCCAGATTCAATGAACCGGTAAGGTTTGCGCAGTTTCGGATATCAAGTTCTTCCAACAGCTCATTACTGCCGAGCGTCAGCGATGTCAGACGTGAGTTCGAGTATCCCCGTGTGGTGTTTCCAAGCACAAGTTTACGCAGCTTGGATGCCATAGAGAAGTTGTTGGCAGCAATGTAGCAGGCTGACAAATCATTTAAGGCTGCAATTCTGTTTGCACCATAAATTGTGACCTGAGTATCATCCATTGCCGACAGAGGACACTCAATCTTGTATTCTACACCGGCTTTTGCTCTGACCTGCTGAGTGCCGCCATTACCAAACATGACGGACACGTACATGTCTGAATACGGTGTGATACGGAGCGTGTAATCTGGCGGTACTGCCACGTCTCCAGTAGGTGTATAACATCTAAAAGTGATACGGTTATTATCACCAACGACTGTGTTCATCAATGCTTTTGTTCCAAAATAGATCTCCTGATCACGCATCCACTGACGACGCTGATACTTTTTGCGTCCCTGCATCATGTCTCTTAAATACTGAACATCATGCTTGGGCTTTGAGTTGTCGATTGATTCTCCCGTGAAAGTACGAATATACTTTCTCTGAATGTCCAAACGCCAAATTTCTTCCGGGTAGCACTCCTGATAACTGTCAAACTGTGTAATCAAGTCATTTGCACTGAAACATTCAGAAGCTACAGACGAAAAAACACTTGTAATCTCGGATGCCAACAGATCACGAAGTCTGCACCAGAAAACAGATGTTGCACCGTTGAATACATAGCCCGAAGCAGGATTTCCTTCGATATTGTAATCTCCATCCTCTTTTCCATATGGGAAAATCAATTCACCGTTATTGTTAATGCCAAGCGCAGTATCATTATCATAATCCCATAGATCAAAAGCATACTGTGTATAATAAGTCTTTCCTGCTGTAATTGAAGTATCCTTTGTCGTTGTGTAAGATCCGTCTGAGGACAGTTCTGCATAGACGTGAAGCAGTTCTTTCACAGGCCTTGCTACCTGACGATAAGTACCAGTCTTGGCAAAATGCCAGAAAGTGTTTTTTGCACGATTGTCCATCATGGTATAGATGTGAGTGAATGCATAGAAAAACTCAACTGCACTTCGCACGCACCACTGGTCCAGTTCCTGTACAAATTCTTCATCCGATGCAGTCACTACCCAGCGATAAAATGCTCTCCATACTTCATTATTGAGTACCAGCTGGGCTTTTCCTCTACCGGATGTATCATTAACCAGTTTACCGTCTCGATAATCGCCACAGCATGCATATCGTGGTTCAAAAGAGTGATCGCCATCAAAACCTTCGTTGTACAAGCACCAATGACGCATATTGTCTTTATTTTCCCACTCGACCTGCGTGATCGGATACACGAAGCTGTCCGGCTTTGCAACAGATACAGGAGTATATACCTTATTTCCATCGTCATCTGTGCCTTCTGTCAGCGTGAATTTCTCTAAGCAGCGATTTCCAGAAGAATCCAGATAAACTCCAGACTGGAACACGGCATTATTCTTTGTATTATCTGAAATCTCAATGGTAAACTCATTCATGTCCTCTGGATCATAGGCTCTGGTATAATCTGTTTTCTTGGAATCGCCTAAGTTACCGAGTGCATAGAAATGCCACTGTGTATCCAAAAACTCATTGTGTGTAGAGATATCTGCGTTTGTTTCACGGATAAAGACAACTGCCGGGACAAATTCCATATCATTCTTCACCTTGCTGTCTTTTGCAGCTGCAGGTGAAATATACGGCAGGAAGTCATTATAACGTTTCTGAAGAAGTGCATTATTCACGTTATCTGAAGATGCAATGTTTACTTTCAGATTAAAGAAATTATTCGGCACGGAAGTTCTCGTTAACGCGACTTTTCCAGTATTGCCCTTCCAATCGTTACACTTTTCCGTATATGCATTCTCCGTGTTGTAGCCTAATGTCACCTGTGAAATGTAATCCGGCTCTGGATTTTTGATCTTGTCTGAAGGCTTATGTACACCGTCACAGTTAAATAGATAATCCTGATTTCGACCTGAGTTTCCATAGTTATCCGATGTAGTTCCCTGACCACTGTGCCAGCCATTTTCAAAGAGCCAGTTGTCATAATATTCATCTCCCGGATATAAACTTCCGCCCGGAGCATGGATACAGCGAAGACTTGACTTAACAAATACTTTCTTACTAGTTGTAAAGTGATCTGTTTCAAGCATCAAAACCTTTACGTTTGGTATGATCGGTGCCAGGCGTTCCGGTGTCAGTTCGCCTTCTCCGCTGTATGGAGTATACGTTCCTGTTTCACGATTGTAATAGATGCTGTTTCGGTCATATCGTGCCAACATTGTCGTAGAGTCACGAGAATCCGCGATAAAGTTTCGCATGATATCTTCGGTAGTTAATGCTGCCGAGTATATTTTTAGGCGATAGATACGAATATCGCAATAATCAGAGCCTATCTTTAAAGGCTGCGATGTGTACTGATAGAAACGGTCGCTGCTGTCATACACAAATGCCTTGGACGGCACACCATCCTCATAAGCCATGACAAATGCTTTAGCCGTAGAATCATCACGATCAAGCACGTCAATGTTTATGTCCATTTCAATGATGTCTTCCTCACTGTATGGCATATACAGGTAGGTATTGGTTGCAGCCACGCCGGACTCTGTGTCACTGTCACTGGCATTGTTGGTCTTTAACCATCCTTCATGTGCACTCATCTGGATACCCATGTTTACTGTTGCGCCTGTATTTTCATTAACCGTAGTCTCTACGTTGCTCATCCATACAGCATTTGCATCCTGTACATTTTCAACCATAAAGACCACTTTCATTTCCGCTCCGTTTACAGATGGGTTTGCGTTCAAACCTCCTGAAAACATGTTGTAGTCAAGCGTTATTGACGTACCTGCTTTAATCAGAAAATATGTATCTCCTTTTTCGTCTGTCTTATAACCGCCACCCGACCAGTCAAAGTTATCTGATACTGTGAATTTATATTTATCATTGTGCCACTCTCGATCTGCTGATGAGTTCGTGATTCCGGTCGGATTGAAATCCACTTCCAGATTTCCAATGACAGGTGATACATCAATGCCAAGCTCTGCAATCTCCACCTTGATGGTGACAGTTGTATCACGGCAGACAAGTTTCAGCGTGTGTGTTCCAACTTTGGATGACTGATAATTCCATACATTTTGACTGGACGAGATCGTATCTGTACTGATCAGCACATCGTCCTCATAGCGCTTAACCACTGGATAATTGGTTGACGGATCATATACGTTGTAAATGATCGGTGTCGTGTCATACTGTCGCGCTTTCAGGACGCCATAATAGTCAGTCCGGTAGATACAACCGATGACTGCCGGTTTATAGCTGCCATCCTCTTCGCTTTCATCATACCAGATGATGTCGCGATAGAGATGAGCAGTCTCGACCTGAGTGTTGTTCACAGTTGCCGTAATCCAGACTTCAAGAAGATGCGCGCCATGCGGTTTAGCCGGAATTGTGTAGGACTGCAACGTACCAGATGATGATGTTGTCACAGTGTTCTCAACACCATCTAACTTAAAATGAACTGTCTTAGCAACAGATCCATACGGAGTGTAGGAAAACGATACAGAACGGCCTACAGCGGTTGTGTATCGGTCATTGAAGGTTGACTCAATTCGAATATCAACCTTCTGGACAGTCCATGATTTCACGACTGTGGAGCCTCCCTCATCAGTTACAGTCAGCGTAAATTTCTGTGTTCCTACGGAGACATATTCAGACAGGTCAAACGAATTTCTTCCCTGAGTCAGTGAACCTGACATCAATACTGTGCTTCCTGACTTCCATGTGTAAGTCGCGTCAATGGTCTCGCCATCTGCATCGGTACTGGAAAAGTCAATCTCAATCACAGCGGAATCGGTTGTTGTGATGATAAGTGGGGATGGGGTCACACGCTCTACAGTAAGTGTGGTAGTGACGGTGCCGCCTCCACCACCTCCACCTGCAGGAAGCATTGTCTGGCTGGCAATCTCTTCGTTGCTGCCCTTGACCTGATATAAAGTCAACACGTAATTCTGATTGTCGTCCTGTGTCACAGTGTGGTAATAAGAGTAACCTTCTGTATCGATATTGTCGACATCACTTCGTATCTTATCTACCGTTTTGCTTAAAGAAGAAAGATTGGTTACGTTTGACTCAATGTTCTGTGCATTGGCCTCCACTGACTCTTTTACCGGAGCAAGGATAGCATCCATCTGATCTTTGGTGTAGCTGTTGCCGCCAATCACGCGATATGCACCGTTGATAAAACGATAGTGAATGTAAGAGCCGCTCTCCTGATCGGTAACATAGTAATCGGTGTATGCGTTGCCCTGATCAATATCCGGAAGCGTGGATGACACATAAGCGAGAGAACCTGCGATTACTCTCCACTCTCCATCAATGTACTTATAGTACAGATATCCGCCATTTTCTTTTAAGATGTAATCTGTGTCGGCATCCGGAGTAACTGAATCCAAAGAATCTACTACCAATGTGGTTGATGAGCCGAAAACATCCCATTTCTGGGTACCATCGTCATCCGTAATCCACCAGTACTTGTCATAGCCGGTCTTAGATTTGTTTGGAAGCAAATAGAACGTCATGCTCTCTCCTGCATTTGGCAGTTCATCTACAATCTTTATCGTAAATGCCTTATAGTCAGCCAAAAGTGCCTGAGCATAGGTGCGCGCCAGTGTAACAGCACCCTGAATCGTATCAGACAGATTTGTGTAGGTCAGTGTGTCTGTCAACTTATAGGACTTAATAATCTCATCCTTTACTGCATCCACGTTTTTCTGCACGGAATCTGCTTTGCTCTGCGCATAAGAATAAACGTCTACATTTCGTCCATTGGGGTCGTATACTGACGGCTGCATGGCTGTATCTGCCTTAGCCAATGTCTGCTCAAAATTTGAATCCACCTTTGTTCTGGCTATGCTACCATCTGTAATAGTCATTGATGCTAGCTTACCGCTTGTAAGATAGCGGTCCATCTCTAAATTAACTGCCTGGGAAATCTTTTCCGCAATGACTTCATTGTTCTCTAACTGTGTGACCTTCTGTGACAATTCATCTACGGATGATTGGCTTGCTTTAAGCATAATTGCATCTGAATTTTTCTTTTCTGCTGTCTGAGCTCTTGTCACCTCTGCTTCCAGATCGGACTGTTTCGCTTTCTGATTGATCTGACGCTGCAGCTCTTTGTCTGCTTCTACAAGATCAGACACGCTCTGACCGTTCCAGCTTGACAATGCATTTATCTTGGTGACTAACTGCTGATACAGACTCTCTGAGATCTCTGTGCTTGATGAATCAGAAATCAGGTTGTTTTTATCAATTGTGAACGTCACATAATTGGTTGTACCAATGACTTCTCCGCCGCTTCCATACAGCATCATAGTGCAGGTTCCCTCTCCGATCTCGGCCGGAAGATAGGCTCCGTTTTCATCATCCAGATACTGATTGTATGCAACTCCTCCCTGACGAAACTGAGCAAATTTCAGCAGGTTGTCCCAGTCTTCATCCAGCGTAAACTCAAAACGGACAAACTTCTGCGAACCTGCAACAAATTCTTTTTTGTTCTGCAAAACTCGAAGTTTCTGCCCCTGCACATCGACTGTTACATTCATGTCTTATCACCCTCTTTCTGTGTTTCTTTTTGATTCTCTTCTTCACTCTCTTTTCGCTTCTGATCATAAGCAGCCTGATCATTTTCCAGCTGATCTTTATACATTCCCTTGATTTCAAGATAAAGTGATTTTGCTATCAGTTCCCAGAGATATAGGGGAAAGTTATATTTTGAGATTGTCTGCCATAACTCTGACTGGGCGCTGGCCACAATCAATGAGTCGGGCTTTTTGATTTCATTTTTCTCATTCATAATGTTTATTCCTCAATTGTCTATAATGGTTTTGAGTTTTTCTATTTCTTTCAAAGAATATTGTGTTGTTTTAATGAGATCGGAAATAAGATCAATATAGTTAATGGCAAGATATTCTCCACGATCATCAACAAGTCCCCACTGAGCTATTTCTTGTGCTTCCTGAGCGATTAAGCCATGGTGAACATTATCATCTACACCATTGATATATTTATAACTAACAGGTCTATATTTGGATATTTCATTTAATACTTCATCAATATTTAAGTCGACAATATCTTGCTTTAAACGCCTGTCAGAATCATTTACAAGAGTTCCGCGAAATTGGGCACTTTGGACCGTACACCCAGCTGGAGCGTTCTTTCCATCTGATAATCCGTAGAAAGTCATCCAACTCTTCTGCGTATTCTGTAGTCTTGCGGTGTAGTCATATGCTGCCTTGTCATGGTTAATTGCTTCTGTATGAAAATCTATGTAAGGTGTGGCTCCATCGTTTCCAGCAAGTAACTCAATACCATAATCTACGAAAATGGCGTGCTTAAATTCGACGTCATCATTAAGCTCTCCAACTGATTGCATCGAGCCGATCTTGAAAGCGCCGCCCATATCAAGATAAGACGCTGTACCAACCTTGATTCTTCCGGTTTCAAGACAATTTCCAGTTATCTTAGTAGTTCCATCAGAAAGCCCCTGTGATATGCCTGTCGCTGTGCTTAAAGCATCAGACGCATTCTTGACTGCATTGGAAAATGTAACCGATCCATTAAAATCTATCTTTCTGGCAGAAATTGTTATTGTTTCCTCTGACTGATTGATAGTGGATATAATAGATCCTTTACTAACCTTACTTTCAATACCCTGTTCATTAATTTTTATACTTGCTTCAGCATTTTCCATACGAGTTGTCAAAGGATCAATATAGGTTGTCTTCACCGTTGACGTAATGGAGTCTGGCAGAAGTTTGATTGAGGCACTGTTATTACTGATCTTGCCGTCTAGCTCTGTGTATTTTGATGATACATCCGCTGTGATCCCATTCAGCGTAGCATCCAGTGTCACTCCTTTGTCATCGCTGATGTCTTGCAGGTGAAGGTTTTTAATTTTAACGATAGCTGCATTCAGTTCACCAGCATTTATGTGTTTTGCATCAATACCAATAGCATAAATCTTATTCAATATCGCCATTCCAGTTGCATCAATTCCAGTAGGATATGTTTTTCCGCCGTCCGTACTGATGCCTATCGCTTCTGCTGTCATTTTCCATATAATCATTGATTCAGACAGCTTAGCTTTGTCATGCATATAATAAATTGTACTTCCATCTGGCTGCTCATCTTTCGTACAATACAGTCCTGAACTACTCTCCAACTTTCTTGCCAGATTTTCGATTGCGGTATCTCGTGCCTCACGTTCCTTCGTTATCAGATCTCTTGTCTCTTCATACGTTTTTGAAGCTCCTGATGAAAACTTACTGCTATTTCTTATTGCTGAAACAGCACTATTTTTTAATGTCGTGATTCCGAAAAAAGTAAAATCAATATCGGTCAATACCGACGGATATTTTCGCCCTTTCCTGTCTTCCACATATACCGGATCCATAAATTCCGCTAACGGATACGCAATGTGATCACCACTAAAATCACGTAAATGTACTCCTATCAACTTTTGCCCAATTGAATCCACCAGCTGCTGCTCCTGTCCTGCAACTAGCGGATTCTCAACTTCAATAAGATATCCTTCTTTCCCACATAAAAATGTCTGATCCTCTTCGGCTGTTTTTCCTTTTACTTTCATTCGGATTCCAGTGATTACTACATCTTCGGTTCCAATCTTCAAGGAATTGAAGTTTCGAAGTTCCTGTATATGCACCCCTTCTTGATCGAATACCGAAAAATCATAGGACAAAATTTCTAGCGTACCCTGTCGACTAATCCGCGCATTTCCAGCAGCCAACATTGCCAGATATCCAAACACAGCACGAAATGTCAGGTCACTTCCGGATGGCTTTTCCTTGATTGTAAAGTCATTATTGCGGAACAATGTATTACCAGGCTGAATGCCGCAATGTTCACACATCTCAATAAATAGTTCAGATGCAGATACCGGGAAAATCAGATCACTATAGAACGCTTTATCTGCTCGATACATATCATCCACTGCTGCTACAATCACTGTCTGTCCGTAAGTTTCCGGCTTTGTTACAGTAAAATATCCGCATTCAATCTTTTCAATTCGTTCTTTCAATTCTTTTGTTTTGGGCAACCAAAATGTCATGTACAACCGAATTTGTGCTCCAACAAAATCATACTTTTCAAGGTGATCATCATCATTCATCAACTCAATCTGAACCTGACGCTGAATAGCAGCTCCAAGAGGTAGACCATTACTCCCAGCTCCATCCGTAATCGAATTGTTCGATACTGTAAAGTCATCCTCTGTTAATGAGAGCTTCGTTCCATCTAAAAATGTCACCTCTGCCTGCTCTTTAAAATCTGTTCGCATTTCCATTTGCTCACGAAATTCACTGGATACATGAATCATTAGCCATCACCTCACCTTCTTTACTGGATTAATCCCTGTCATATTAAAGCTCAAAGAACTAAATTTCTCTTCATTTTCTTTTAAAGTACCAATTTTACAGTCACCTTTTCCCACATAAAATGTATCATCACGCCAACAACCATAATATGGACTAAAATAATGCAGCGTAAAATTGCGTTGAATTACTAATTGCAGAATCTCTGATACCTTCTCTGCCGGAACATTTGTGGCTGTATAGCTTTCCTGCTCAGCTGTAAAAAGCGGAGTGAAATGCCCCACTCCGCTCTGTACTCTTACACTGTCTTCTGAATAGGTTGTGACAAAGCTATGCTGCAGATCTTTATCTGGCTGATGAATTACAATCCCATCAATCATTATCACTTCGTCCTGCATGATTCCTCCTTACGCTAACTCAAATGGATTATTACCTGACTGATCCTGTCTTGCCCGAGCTTCTTCCATCATCTCATCAAACAGCACTCGTCGATTGATCTGCGCGGTAAAACGGTATGTCCGACTTCCACCACTATCCCTGCTTTGCAATTCTTCTCGCATGATCTGGCGCAGTAGACTTTCTGGTGTCTCAATGTTCGTTCCCCGCTTCTGATCACCCAGGACTGCAAGAAATTCACTTTGCGGAGGAATGACAGCTCCGGTTGCCAATCGTGGGATTCTTCCCCAACTTACCGTGCCAACATTCGGATGCCAGCCAGTTCCGCCCAATCCTGGAACCCAATCTGGAACTGTGAAACCAATCTTATTGATTCCGCCTATTACCCAATTCAATCCGCTTTCAACCGCGCTGATCATACCATTAACCAAATCAATTACGGCATTAATTGGTGTTTTTGCCAATCCAACAATCATGTCAAAAAAGCCTCCGAAAATCGTAACAATTCCACTCCAAGCCTTACTCCAATTTCCCGTAAATACTCCAGTTAAGAAATCAATTAGACCACTAAAGATCTTCTTTATTCCTCCAAAAAACTGTGATACTCCGCTGAAAAAATCATTAATGACCTGCCCAGCTGAGCCAAAAACTGTGGTCCAATCCGTGAGGAATAATGATTTTAACCATTCTACAAAGCCTGCCATCCATTCTTTCACTTCATCCCAATGCATGATAATCAGCGCTACTGCACCAGCTACAACTGCAACTATCGCCACTATCGCCAGCGTTGTCGGTCCTCCAATCATTGCTATAACTGCCTTCAACGCTGAAATTAGTCCTCCAGCGCCCTGAATCGTAGTTATTACGGTTTTAATTGCTGATACTGCCTCTGCTATTACTGGTCCCATTTTAATTGCTGCCAAAAAGGTTAAAATCAATGACGTTGCAACAATCACTGGTGTAGGCAACTCACTAAATGCAGTCAAAAGTCCATCTATAAGCGCTTTTCCTGCTTCATATAACTGCGCTGCTATCTCTATCCAGTCAATTGAATTTAACATATCTGCGATGGTCTGCCCAACTGCATGCCAGTCAGTATTCTGAATTGCTATGAGAATCATTGTCAGCAATCCTAATACAAACACTGAAATGCTGGTACCAATAGTTTCGCCATCAATTGCTGCAATTGCTCCATTAATTCCATTTGCCAGTGCAAATCCTACTTGTGACCAATTAAGCGTTGTCACAAAACCATAGAACATATTCCATGCAATCATAAATTTCTGTCCGATAAGATTTCCCAGATTCCACCAATTGACCGTATCCACTAAGCTGTTCATTCCTCTGGCGAAGGAAGATCCTAACAATTTCCAGTCTATTCCAGTGATCAACAGTAACAGTGTATTAACGATTGTATTGATTCCATCTCCAACGGTTTTGCCCATCAGATCCCAGTTGATATTTCGAACCAGACTATTAAAAGTTTGAGTAAATGCATTGACAAAATAGGTGATCTTGGGTCCGACTTTTTCCCAGGATATTGCATCATCTACTTTTGCCAGTACGAAATTGATCTTAGAAGCCAATAACTCACCAAGACCATCCCAATCTTGAGCAGCAATTAGTGCCTTTATCTTGTCTGCAAAGTCTTTAATCGCTGAATCAATCGGAACTTCTTCAAACATCTCTGATGCACTCGGCGGCTTATATCCAGGAATGGAACTTCCACCATTTTCTCCTACATCTCCTGCCCCTGAGTCCTTATTGGATTCATACCTGTCAATCTCATCCAGAGGGCTTAGGTAACTGTCTGCTGCTTTTGCCGCATCCTTTAATCCCTTAGCTGCATCTCCTGCTCCTGATGCAGTATCTTGTAATCCCGCTGCAAAATCTTCCTGCACTGGAATCGCTTTTTTAAACGATTTTGCACCAGTCAGCGTAGCAAAAAACATTCCAACATATGTTGCCGCTCTAGCCAACATATTGATGAAACCACTAAGAATCGGGGCCACTACTGTCAAAATCGGTGAAAATGCTGTTGCAAACGCATTCTTCAAATACGTTAATGCCGTCAATAACATCGAAATAGATGTGTTGGTTTGAACTGATGCCTGTGCTAAATTCTGAAAGCCACCAGTTACGCCAGATGTCAGCATCTGTAAAAGACGCGATACACCCCCAAACAGGATCGTTGTTTGAATAACACGTAAAAGAGACATTCCTGTTTGATCAGAATGTCTCCCAAGATTTTTCATAGCTGCAATACCTTTTCCGGACATTGCAGCCATTCTCTTTACTGCTGATGATGCTTTGTCAAACTTCCAACTTAACGTATTAGTCAGACGGTTTAATACGGATTTCTGTTTATTTACTTTTGACAGACTTTTTTCATACTCCTGCAGCTGTGCATTTAACTGTTGAATTTTAGCAGCATTTTGATCATATTCTTTATAACCTGAGCCTGCTCCAGCTTTTAACAGTTCTTCCTGTCTTGCCTTTAGCCTTGCCAGATCCTGATTCAGTTCAACAATCTTCTGATCACCAACTTCTGCATTCTCTGCAATTGCTCGCAAACGATTTGCTTCCTCTGCCGCAGAAGATTCCTTCTGCTTCAACTCATCCAATCTTGCATTTAAAATATCATAGGAACTTGATGCACGATTTCCCATCTGTGCAAGCTTTTCCTGCTCTACTGCAATTTTCTCTTCCAACTTACTGGTATCCGCTGGCTGATATGCCTTTCCTTCCTCGTCCATCTGGAAAAGATCTGTTTTTAATAAGCGCAACTTTCTTTCAAGATCTTTTATATCAAGATCAAGTTTTGGCGACACATCTTTACCAAGCGCTACACGAGAATCGCGTCTATCGTACAACCTTTCAAGTGCTGTCTGAGCCTTATCTATTTCCGTTGCAAGATCTGTAAATTCTTTTGTCTGTACCTTCTGTTGTGACAGTTTCTTTAATTCATCTCTTAATCTTTCAACCTTTTGCTGTTGTTTTTCGTACTTATCACTTAGTTCTGAAACTGCATTGTACTGTCGTTTGAGTGATGCAGAAGCCTGATCGCCAATATCAGATATCTTACCAGCTGTCCTTTTAGCAGCAGCTTCCAGATCTTTCGCGCCAATTTTAAAACCTTTCGTATCAAGATCTACTTGTATTTTCAAACTACCATCTGACTCTGCCACTGGCGTCTCACCTCCTTAATCAAATAGTGCAAGCAGTTCCTTCTGTTTCTGCTTTTCTTCCTTTGAATAACGCTTTTTCAGATCGATCATGCTGCGATTTTTCTGATAAAATTCCTGCTCCCACTTTTCCAGTTTCTGATGCTTCTGCTTTTTCTGACGGATACTCAATACTTGTGAAAAAAGGCTCTCACCAATTTCCATATATGCACCAGCAAATGTCCACCAATGCATATATTGAATGGCTCGAACCTCTTTTCCGATTACTTTATTTACCGCAGGGATAATCAGTCCAGCGTCCTGTTCCCAGTTCATGAGTGCAGGAGATTGTGTCTCTTCTGTCTTTTCTTCTCCAAGATCAAGGAACCAGCGTGCTTTCCCACAAGCTTCCTGGTAAAGTTTAGGCGACATTGATGCAAAATCCTCAAATAAAATATCAAGACAAATCATCCACTGCTCATCTTCTTCATAATTGGGATCCCCGAAATATTTCAAAATATCCAATGCCACCCGAAAATCACTACGAATAGTCCAATCTTTATTACCTACAGTCAATGACTGAGGAAGCTCCCACGCACTCATTTCACAACATGATATTTTGCAGTGGCTTTCCTGATCTTCTTCATCTTCTTTTCTATACGCTCATTCGTCACTTTTTCGATAATACTTCGAATGCCATCAAGTACGACCTCAAAGAAGAAATCACCATTCTGAACCGGGGTAAGCGGACCGCATTTGCCGAAAATACTGTCTGACACCGGGTAATTAAATAAATGGTCAAACTGCTCTCTGATCTGACTAGAAAACTTCTTTACAATCTCTTCATTCCCCTCATTTTCATTAAATGACACATTATTAAAGAATTCAACCACAGAGCCATATCTGTTTACAATATCGGTATCAGTCGGTACAAACTCGAACTCTCCTATCTTCTTGCCGTTTTCGTTTTCTACATCGACTGTAACGGCACCAGTATCAACTTTTAATGTTAATTTTTCCATTAGCTCTCCTTTTCATTACTCTTCCGGTGTAAACTTCTTTGTTCCCGGAACATAAAGACCCTTTACTCTGTTCCCTGTATAATCCACCTGATACGGAATCTGATATCCTGCCACAGAACCGCCATAGCTCTTAGGAGTTACATAACAGTCTTCCTTCCAAGCAACAAATCCAGCTGTTACATCGCCTTCCCACATATGCACTTCAAGAACTTCTGTCTTACAATGCGTATCATCCTTATATCGGTGATCAACAATCTCCTGAAGCTTCTCAAAAAGTGGATCTCCAACAACCGCATAAAATGTTTCTGCATCAATCGTTGGACTATATCCACTATTTGTAAAGGAAACTGCTCCTGTTACATCTTCTTTTGTTTCTGTATCTGGATTCAGTTCAATATTTAACTCTTCCAAATCCTTTCCCAGACGTACCCAGTTAGGTGTTTCTTCTCCAATTGCGGTATTAAGCAGATGTGCCATATACTTTCGCTCAATTTTGCCTATTATTTTCTCACTTGCGTGTAACTGTAAATTTAACTTAATCATTCTTTCCCTCCAATCTACAATCCAAGCAGATCTGATTCTATTTCTTTATAAGTGATCTGGCACTGCACCATGTACCTTGCCAATCCTGACTCTGTATTTACCCCAGCCAGATTCGGCATGTTCTGTAAGACTTCCATCTTTTCAATCTTGCAGTTATCTGGAAACACAGGATACCTCTTCTGGCGATCTTGTGTTTCTAACCATTCCATAAAGCTCTGAACAAAATTCATGCACTGCAGGTTCAGATCATCGCCATCTGTTGAATAATTTTTTACTATGACAATGGCAAATCCGTAAGCTTTCTTCTTATCACCATTTACATACTCGCTGATGATTTTCCCCGAGTAATTGGTGACAAGCGCAAAGCTATCTCGTGATTCTGGGGAGAAATTAAAGCTTAGGATATCGCCAACAAGCTCCTCCACTTTAGGCTCGAAGTACGCCTTTACTGCTTCATGAATTGTCATGCTTTTCCCCTTTCCAGATACGCGGCATAACTAGTAACCAGATCCTGTTTTCTAGCAGTCATCATTGCTTTATCCCAATGCGAAGTTGCCAATGGATGAACTGTTTTCTTATGCTTCAGCGGCCGATCAGTAGGCTTTTTTGCCACACCAGGACGAGACCAGAAAAGACCCTCTCCATTAGTAAACGCACCTTTTTTAGTAATTGGATCGACATATAACTTGCCCTCCCACTGATAATGCGCATATGGAGATAAATAATGGATTACTGCATGATCGTCTTCTTGATAAACTGCTAAATTTTGTGCCAACACCTCTGCCTGTGATGCTGGCACATATGGATCCATCAGTCGTGCTGCTTCATTTGCCAAAAACAGGAGGCCATCTGATCCTCCTGTTTTCTCACTCACTAAAGTTGAAAAATCTTTTTTCCATTCAAATTCAACTTTCATGTCAGCCTCCTAACCGATAGTGCTTATTTGTCAAATGATTTGTATTGTCTGAAAACGCTGTAACCTTAAAAGCACTCGGTTTGTTACGAGTTAAAAGCTGCGTTGCTGTATGTCCGTCCGCTCCGGTTATTTCTTCCTGACAAATACCTACTACCACAATATCATCCATAGACACAGTAAAATGACCTGCCGGTTTTTTCAAAAATTCTGGATATGACAGATATCTGGAATCTTTTGGGATGCGAACGGTATATGTATTTGACATTATAGCTTGTGTAGTCAAAACAGTATTAATCTGCGCCTTATAGAAGCATCCTGAAATTACAGTTCGAATCCACTTTTCTTTTCTGTCTTTCGTATCTGCCGCACGAATCCGGTTATACAACGTAATCGTGTGGACATAGTTCGGATTCATTTTAACCCCCTGTACATCAATCCTGTGTTACAGAGGTACTGCGCGATCAGGCGCCGCACTTCCTTCATTTTGCCTGTTTCAGTCAGCGTTGAATTTGACAGATCTACAGTTCCACTCTGACCATCATTTGACCAGGATGCCAATGGACCTGCCAGACCGCTTTCCTGCTGCTCGGCCTTAGCCTTGTCTGCCTTATACAACACCTCTGCCACAGCGCAGGTACACAGCTTAACCTCTTCCGGTGGCTCTGGCATAACCTTGACTCTTCCAAAGGTGTACAAGTCAATCTGCGCTCTGGCTTCGCGCTCCCAGTACAAAAAAGATTCCTCTGGTACTACTGGGGATTTCCCCAGCAGATATCCAGATGTGTAAAATTCATAATCTGCGTACATAATCTCCTCCTGATCAGGACTGTGTTGCAAGTGTAATCGTCTTATTGACAGCAGCTGTGTCTACAACAACAGTTTCTGTTACCGATACGCATCCCTTCAGAGAGATCTTCGCTGTGTAGGTTCCTGGACGAAGGTTGAACTCTGCCTTACCATTATCATCAGTTGTGAGGATTGCTCCCTCTACATTGATACGTGCTCCTTTACGCGCCGTCGGGCTTTCTGCAGCTCCATCGGTTACTGTGAAGGTAACTTTCTGAGTTGGTGTCGGTGTTCCTGGCTCCAGATAAGCAAATGGACAACCGGTACGGTCCTCATTTAAACGAGTTGCCGGATTTGGAAGCGCCCAGCCCATGCGGAATACAATACGCAGTGCAGTCATATCCTGCTGTGCCAGATTATAGATGATCTCTTTCGTGTCTGGATCCTGAATAACGCCCTGATCCAGAATCTTTACTGTAATATCCTGACGAATAGAATATACTGCCTGGCTAAAATCACCTACAATCAGCTGTGCGATATTAGGGAAAAAAGCACCGTTTTCCGGGAATGTAATAGGCGCGCCATCCAGAGAATATCTGGCCACTTCCTGCATATTACTCTTAAAGATCGGCTGTCCAGTTGTATCACGAAGACCACGCAGATTTGCTTTGAAGTTCATCGGTGCCAACGCGCCAGATACACCATAGCCATCGTTCTCCACCTTTGCGAAGACTCCATTCTCGCCTAAAATTAAATCATAGTAGTCTTTGCCTGCTGTAGGCGCTACATTGTTGCCTGCCTGTCTTGCACGAGAGATCAAGTCTAAGTCCCACTCGGCTGGACGGTTATCTCCAAAAATAATAGCTGCGTCTACCTTCTGACCAATTGACTCCATAACGCGTGGAGTAATCTCACCAAAGATATCAAACTCTGCATCTGAAAGTACGGCATCTGAAATCGGAACGATTACAGCCAGCTCTCCAGCATTGATATAGACGTTATCCCATGCCTGTCGGGTGGTCTGCTTCATTCCTGTATCGCCGTTTACCCAGTATGCAGTTGGAAGGAAATCAAGCACACGGATTCTGGTCTGATTTGATGTCATATTTGGAAGCTTTCTGGCCATGCTCATAAATACGGACTGCTTCGGTGCGTCCTGAAAAATGTTTGATACAATCTGTTCGCGGATAATCGCCTCCGCGTCGGCTCTGTTTGTAATATTAACTGGCATTTTACTCTCCTCTTCCGAGCAGACTTCTCAAAGCTTCGTTTGCCTGCTCTCTCTTTGTCTGTGCCTCTGGATTAATGCCAGAGGTTACTGAAACCACATGCGGTGTTTTCTTTTCAGCCTGAAACAAATAATCATTGTCTTTCTTTAGGGTATCCAGTGCTGCTGTAATGTCCTGTGCCTGATTCTTTGATGCCTTTAAGGTATCAATGTCAAGCAATGCCATGATTGCCTTCTCATTGCGTCCGGATGCCTTTCGGATCGCATCTCTGACTGCTGAATCAAAAGTATAATCAGAGCGAATCTTCTCGATCTCCGTGTCCTTTCCCTTCAGCTGATTGGTTAACTCTGTGACCTTTGTCTGAAGACCAGCTGCATCGATGCCTTCCATTGCCTTTAAGGATGCCTGAGCAGTGTCAAGTTGTGCCTTGTAAGAATCTCTCTCCGCTTTCATCGGATTCAGCTCCTTACCATACTCGGCCATGACGTAATCGACCTGCTCTGCTGTCAGTCCCTTTGCTGTTAAATCTTCTCTTTTCATGTTTCTGTCCTTTCTTCTACTCCTGTTTTTACGCGTGTGAGCCGCGAAGTCTTCGGCTGTTTAACGCCTGTCCGGCGGCGAAAAAAGCATAAAAATAACACGCATTGCTGCGTGCTTGTTAACGGTTTCGATATTTCTCCCATATCAGATATATAAACATTCCCAACATAATTGATACAATAGTGGATGTTCTCACAGTTATCCTCTCCTCCTAAAAAATGGGCGCAAAAATACCACCGGCCTCTCGACTGGTGGTATCAATCAATATTTAATCTCACTCCACACTTATCACAGTGGAAACATTTTGTTGTTTTGTAATCACCTACAGGAATCATTATTCCCTTTTCACAATGTCTGCAAGGAACTTTTTCTCCTTTCCGCAAACGGAGCAATCTTTCATTAAATTCTTTAGGATTCACTTTTATACCTCCATGGCAATTCAGGATACAATTCTTTTACTGTTTTTATTATATTTCTTAGCTCAGAAACTGTCAATTGACTTTTTCCCATTCTGTGTTTTAATTCCTGAGCAAAACAAACACTTTCAGCCCATTGTGATTCACCAATATTATATTTATGATGAGTAATTTCATGAATCAATGTTTCAGCAGTCACTTGAACTGTTTTTGTCTCCGAAGCAAAAATCATAATATCATTCTTCTCCTGATATCCTCTTGTTCCCGATTCATGATCAACACCATAACACATATAGACCTTAATTTCTGGATGCTCTACAAGATATTCAACTGTACTTCTTCCAATTTCTGTCCTATTCAAATTATTCATCAATTTTCTAGTTGTAATCGTATCTTTAGCATCCAAATTATAATCCTCAAAACGTTGAGCAAACTGCGTATTATGTGCCCTTCGTTCTCGGATTGTCTCTTTTGCTTGAGTCTTTTCCTCTGTCCGAATTTTTTCTGATTTTGTCGGTGTAAACTTACCTCTCAGTCCATCTTGATACACTCGCTCCATCTGCTCTGGAAGCTCCATTGCTTCTGAAAACGCTTTGTAGGTCTGCATTTGTCCTTGATATTTGGCTTTTTTCAGCACAATGTCTTGTGGATCAGCGCCGCCGTCCTGCATCAGGCGGATGTCTTGACGGGTCTTTCGCATCCGCGTCTCCATTCTTCGCTGTGCTTGAAGTGCCTCGTATGTGGTGTACTTCTTGCCCAGATACTCTTTCGGAGTGTTCTCCTCTGCGATCATCTGGTCAAGCTGCTCATCCGTGTAGGTACGAACGGATACTCCAGGAATAAATGGTTTGTAATCGTGATAGCAATTGGCCCCATGTAGTCCGGCAACAGTTCCCAGCCCACATACATCAATCAATTGCTGCATCGTCCAGACTCGACCTTGCCACGGCTGATGCGTTGGTCGCGCTCCGACATGGTATGTAACCTCGTATGTGTCCGTCTGAAGCTGCTCTGCTACCTGCTCATTGATCTTGCCCTGCACCTGTCTGAAACCGGTCATGACTGCCCTTCTGGCTGCCACATCCACTCGATTGTGCCAACCTGAGTCGTAATCAATCCATCTGAGTCCTGATGTAGTCATCGTGTTGATTGTGCGTTGAAGCACTGTGTTGTAAGAGAATGCACCTGACTTAATGTCCATTATGGCTGCATCTAATGTCTGCTGGTAGAACTTCATCGTGGGCGAATACATAATGTTGCCTGTCGCAGGATCACGGATTGCAAAGCCTGTTGAACCAGTCAAATTCTTGAATGTGTCTTTGGTTTGACGTTTTGATGCCTCAATCACTTGAAGCAACTGAACATTCTGTTCGAGTGGAATCTGCTCGAAGCCGGATACCTGATACTCCCGATCGTGACCGTAATACTCGCGGTACACGTCATCTGAGAAAATTTTATCCACCTCGTCATCTGTCTTCTCAAGAGTTTCTTTAATCCATTTTCGGATCTGCTCCTCTGACTCACCTAATTGCTGCAGTCTGGAGATCTCCCAGTCGGCAGAGGCTGGAGAAAAGCCATTCGCCTTGATGCGCTCGATGATGTCTTTCATGATACGCATCTCCAGATCAGACATCAGCTCTACAAATGGCTGTGGAATCTGTTCGAGTTCGCCCTGCGTCATTCAATCACCTCTGCCGGCTGTTGAACAGCTGCTTTTGCTTGTTCTTCTGTTTCTCCATACCACTTCATACGGTATTCCCACAACTGCATAGCTCCCATTGCCACATCCTGACGATCTTGATCTCGCTCCTTGTCTGCATCCACAACGATGCTGTCATCCCAAGAAAATGATGTATTGCAGGAGCCTGACGGTGCCAGACCATACACATCACACCAGAAGCACATAGCGTCCACCAGATCTTCCAGCGCGTTCTGTAGAGCCGTCTGACAATCACTGACAAATGAATAAGACCTCTGCTTGCTGGCTCTGATCTCCTCTGCCGTCTTGTCCGTGTTATTCGGGTCTGAAAGTGTTCCATAGGCCAAATTACAGTTAAACTCAATCTTGCGCAGCTGGTTGTTTAATCCATTGAAGAATGATTCGTCTCGGATCGGCGGTGAATACGTCTCCATAAAAGGCTTGTCTATTGCCCCAGAATTGTACTCCACCGTTCGATACAATCGTTGCATTCCTGCCGGATACTCCCAGCTGTCTGTTTCTGCCCGATACTTTAATAAGCTCTGTGCTATATGAACAGCTGCTTCTTTTCCTTTGTACTCCCAGTTGATTTGAGAATAACGCTCATCTGCCTCACGAATCAAATCATCTGCTCTTGAAAAGACAGAAACACCAAGCGGGCTATCTGAATTCTTGTTATTCCCAAGTGGTACTTTAAAGTATCCGAATGGCAGCTTATCAACCCCTTCAAAGCGAATCTCCTCTGCCAGCTGCGCCCACTTCGAAACGCTTTGAATCGGTACCTCTGTTCCAAGCACACCATCTGTCCTTGAAACAAATACTCGATTGCGAATACTCATCTCCTCGCCATCAATATGATGCAACTCAATTCGGCTGTAGATCTCCTGCCCTTTTCGAAACTGATCCAGAAAGGCGCAGCGTGTGATCTGTTCCGAATCGTATTCCAATGGGAAGAACGAATCTGCCTGAATATACTGAATTGCAATTCCTTTTGCTGTTGGATATGGCTTAAAGATCATGCCGCCCTTCGCAAATGCATACTCGGTCTGGATCCGGAGCTGTTCGCACACTCTCTGATAGAATTTATCCAGATATGTGGCTCTTGAACTGCCGCTTATGTGGCTCTGAAGCTCCAGTGTCGTAAGTCTGGCAACTTCTCCAGCCACCGATGCAGGAAGGCATAGAGACTGAACCGTTGGGCTCAGCCATGGTGCTTTATCCTTGTACATGTTGCTCCATAGCTCTATCCTCCGCGCAAACTCTCCGCTGAGCACATAATCAATCTGCTCTTCTTTATCCAGAATCTTCTGGATGGCTTCATACATTGTCGCATATCTCATCTTTTTAACTGCACCTGATCAACATACTAATGCTTCGCTCAAACGTGTACTCAAAGCTATCCAAACTGTCAATATCACTTGTACCATCATCCAACCGGACATTCTTCGTGATCTCATTCGGATCCCACACTGCCGTACACAGTGCCGTGACCAGGCTTGCGCACTCCTTTCCGACATAGAAAAAACGCCCCTGTGCCATCAGCATGACAAGAGCGTTAATTCGGTCATTTATTTCTGTTTTTAAGGCATTCTCTACACGGATCCAGCCCAGGCCGTTTCGCCTTAAACTGCTTCGGATTCCTGCAATCAATGTCTGCTCTGCACTGTCGGCATACACGGTTGTGATATATCCGTATCGGCTGATGATCTTCCGGCAAAAGTTGCAGAACATTGTACCTAGCTGCTCCGGATCAATCTCGATCTGGTTGCCCTGCTCATCTTTACAAGCAATCCGCTCCGATGCCAACGCAATCACAGTACCATAGCCTCTCGTGAGCGCAGTCGCTGTGAATGCATGACCAGATCCGGAACCACCAAAGTCAATGCCCAAGATGATCTCCATCAGATCTGTTGGCTTTTTATCCAGACTAAATGCAAACTGCTTTGTACTGGTATCATCTGCAAAACGCCTGTAAATTAGACCACTGGCAACCACACGCATTCCCTTGATATCGCGCATATACCAAATGCTGTTCGGGTCATATTGAGCCTCAATCTTGCGTTTTCGCTCGTCGCTGATGGTCATATTATCGTACAGTGTGCAGTGCATGTAATTATAACCGCCAGGAAATTTATCTTCCTCTGCCTGCTTCTTGTACTTGTCGATGTACTCTGTGTAGATGGTTGCATTCGGATTGTCCGGATTCAGATCCCAGAACACTCGCAAGTGCTTTGCCGCCAACTGACGGTTTAATGCCTCTTTGATCGTGCTGTCGTGATGCAGGTTGATCTCAGTTGCAATCCACATGCCATATGAATTGCCTCGGATCTTTTTGAAACTGTCCGCCTTAGAAGCTCCGGCAAAGATAATGATCTTCTGCTGGAATCTGGTTGACGGACCTTTGATGTACAAAGCTTCGTTGTCTTTGTACTTCCCCCAGTGGCATTGCCCCCGGAAGATGTACTCCAAACCAAGGCCGTTACAGTCACCAATGTTAAGCTTTGCGTTTCCGACCGTAGAGCCGGTTGCCAGATGAATGCGATCTGGCGCGATCTTTAGCTCATGTGCAAAGGCATACACATTATCAACGGTTTTGCCTGCTCGAACAGCACCCTCTGCCACATTGAACTCGCAGGAGACGCAGCTGCGAATATACTCCTTGTGTTTCTCAGAAAACACATATTTAAGCGTCTGTTTCTTCGTATACGCCATAAATCTCTGCCTCCGATTCGCTCATATCCTCGATCTCCTGATTGTTTCCAGTCAGCTTATCCGTCTGAGCCTTAATCTGTGCAATGCGACTTCGCTGCTCCTCAGATGCCATGCCCCAGTCTTTGTGCAGCATCTCATCATACTGCTTGATTAAGCTGCGAAGCTCGCTCTGAGCTCGGGCCTGTGCTTTCATGAACTCGTTTTGCTTATCCCATGCCTGCTGTACTTCCCATTTCTCGACAATCACATTACCTGCTTTGGTTTCTATCCTTTCAACCGTTTTGTCCTGTTGATCACGCACATAGGCAATCCGCTGTGCTCGGATAATGGCAGCATAAGCAATCTGGATCTGATGCCAGAGCAGATCAAGCGGATCAGCCTGCTCAATGGCAGAAAAAATCTCCCTGGTCTCATCAGGAAGATACTTGCTGAAGAAGCCATACTTTTCAGCGTTTTTATTCTGTTCTGGTGCTCCACCATCATTTCCAACAGCATTCTTGTTTCCTGGCTGTCCACCTTTCTTTCTATGCGAACGTTCGCTTTTCTTACCCGAACGCTCGCTATCCCACTTGTGAGTACACTTCCATCTCCGGACAGTGCCCTCGGGCAAATTCAGTTGACTTGCAATCTCAACCAACTTCTGCCCCTGCAGGTACATTTCTTTTGCCTGCTCTATTCTTTTGTCCGGCGCTCTGGCCATGCCTCTCACCACCTCTCATTCGTGTTATTTTGGGTATAAGAAAAAGCAGCCCCTAAGGACTGCCTTAACTTAGATCAAATATTTTAAGGACAACAGCAGATTTGCTATCATGCTTGCACCTACCGACTGCACTACAATCAAGAACGCTAAAAACAGACTTTCCATCATAGGCATCACCTTCTTTTGGTTAATAATCAATTCACAGAATTGGGCTATCACGCTTACTGCAAACAAAACGATTACATTTCTTACTGAGTCCGAAGCTACTGCTCCCCTCAAAATACTTAACCTCAATCTTATTTTATTCTTTCAAAATACTTTTGTCAATCCTATACATTGTAAAAACCGCCAGCATGTTCACTGGCGGCTCTAAGGGAGAAATATACCGGAGGCCTATGACCTCTATTGTTATTATAAATGTGTTTTTTGTGTTTTGTGTGCAAATTTCAAATATGAATCAATTTTTCTGCTTACAACACTCCTGTCCATATTCATCTTTCTTCCGACCTTCTCTTGCGTTAACCCCTCAAGAAAATACATCTGGAAAATCCTTCGTGTTCTGCTGTCCCTGATCCTGAAGACCCACTCTTCAATACAATCCTGTTCAACTTCAAGCTTCGCAATCTGAGTCTTATACCGTTTACGACGTTTTGCTCCAAGCTCGTAATCATATCCAACAACTGCCTGTGGCATTGGATACCCTTTCCGGTAATCGAAGATCACATCATTTCCGATCAGGCTGTCACCCTCACCCAGATGATCAAGCTTATACTTCAGCTCCTTGATCTCGTCCCGATTGCTCCGGTACGCTTCCAGGCGCTCCCGTGTCATGCCTTCTGTTTCCATCGGTATCACCTCCTCTCACCCTACTACAAGCTACTCTTCGGTGTCTTCTTGACTAACAATCTCCGCCGCAGTTGGCACAGCATTAATCACATCTCTAAACATCTCGTATATTGGCTTATGCTCAGGATACTCCTGTTCAGCCTCATCAAGTATAGAAATAATAAAATCTGCATCAATTAGTCTCATAATCGCTTACCTCCGTTTCTTCGATACGGCTCCGGCAGAGGCATCCATGCCACAACATCACGAATCGGTAATGTACGACACTCAAAATATGTATCTCCAAACACCCTGATGTAATGAGCGATCATCATACCACCGCTTCTTGTCTGTACCAGATATCCTGTGCAATGATCAATGCTTATGTCATGCAGATCTTCCACATCAGGGATCTGATCACTCACTGGTATCCAGTGCATATTGGCCTTCTCCAGTTCCTCACACTTCTCGTCATACAGATCACACATGTCACTGATCTGATCCGGACTGAATCCAGTATTCTCATACTCCATAAGCTTCCACAATGCGCCGTAGATCTTTTCCCACATTCCATCTGTGATGATCTGGCCTGCATACAGTGATTTCCATGCAACACCACTTAAAGCCCAATTACCTTGACTATCAGTTTCTGTTAATCTACTCATCTTGTTCTCCTCCACCAACGTGCCTTACTTCTTGGCCGTTGTTTAATGCTCTCAAGGAATCCCGAATATGTACGGTTCACTCGTTCCTTCTCTGCTTCTACCAGCCTATGTTCTGTATACTCGATCATTTCGCTGATCTGAAGCTGGATTCGCTCCTCTTCGCCCGGATTGTAACCGTGTCGCTGCTGGTACAGCTTCTTACTCTGACGTTTGTTCATGTGATTCTCCTTTCTGAAGGTTCTGAAAATCAACGTATGTATTTGCAATAGCCAGATCGGTTGATGTCTTTTCAAGATAATATTCCTTGATCGCTTCCCTTGCTGCCCATTCTGGAATATCCTGAATCATTGTCAAACCACACACTGCTGCAATCTCGTCTGGCAATTCATTCCGTGCCTTGCTTTGTAGTCTGAGCAGATGTCCAACACATCCAAGTAACGATCTCTTATTGCTGATAACTGCCTCCTGTAACTTAGGATCTTCTCTCACTGCCTTATTGACCATGGTTAATATTCCTGTCAAGACCACCGACTGACGCAAATCCAGATCAACGCTCTCAAGAAGTAATCTACCGATTGCCAACTCTTTCTGAGTTGTAAGCGTAGGTTCTTCGCCCATCAGATAGCGCTCTGCTGTTCGCACTGTAAGTCCGTTCGCTTCTGCCAGACGGATCACACCTTCCAGATCACCTTTGCCCTTCAGCATTGCTGCCTGCAGGTTTAACTCTTCCAGTGTACACATATTTTTGTTTTTCATCTCTCTTACCTTCCTTTTCACGATTATTGATAAATGCGATTAACATATCCTCTACGAATGAATCCGTATACTTTTTAGATAACTTCTGGCAATCACTAATCAATGCATTCCAGTATGTATCTGTATCTTCTGGAATCCAGTACTTCTTTGTCAGTGTCCAGAATTCCTGCATAAACTCGCTGATCTGGGGGATATCTTTCTTCATCACACTTGCCATATCAATACCCCATATGCTTCTTTCTCACTTCTTCGTAGTTCGCATCGATCACTAACCCCTCGGAATCAAGTACCGCACATATCGCTGCTGCGCATTTGACATTATCTAACTGTGTCCGCACATATGCAGATACGATTCGATCCAGGATACGCTTTGCTTCACGCTCTGGCATGCGATTGATGTCCAATTCACCTTTCACCTGCATAATCTACCTCCTGTATGTGATGCACATCACCCGTTGTAACCGTTTTTGAATTTTTGTAACCACTCCGTTACCACATGTTGGGTAACGCTTCAAACCCGCATATTTACTTGATTTTATGAGCATGTTACCAGTGTTACCGGTGATTTTGTGCTTTTTATTTTTGAAATTTAAAATTACGTGAGTCTTATTATTTTTTTATTTTCTGTATATAAGACACGGTTTTCCCTTGGTTTCAGTGGTAACGTGGTAACACCATGCATTTTTTCCAGCAAAATCAAGGGTTTTCGTTGTTACCGTTACCGGTTACACAAACGGTAATGTTTCCTGTTCATTCTGTGGTATCGGCACAAAACCGCCCTCATCGGCCGGCTCCTCTCCCTGCTCGATCAGTATGCAGATGCACCTGGTCAGCTTCCCATTGATGCGTTTCACCTTGGTAACACGACCCTGATCCTGCAAAGATAGCTTCTTCTTTTCCAGCCAAGACATAATACTCTTGCGTGAAAATCCACCAGCTTCACACAGCTCGTCAAATGCCTGGGTAAAGAAATACACATAGTCTCCATCCAGCACACCCCACTTCTCACAATTCGTCTCATCATCAAAGCGAGCAGGGTTCATCTCCACCTTGTCACAGATAAACCGATACGCCCTGTCATTGTCAGAAAGCTCTGAGCGGTCCACTAAGACGTTCTTCGCATCGGTAATGGAAATATACTGCTTGTCCTTAAAAATGCGCTCTGTGGCGATTCTGTCCGCTGTGAGGATAATCGAGAGAGCCGTTGCCTGCTTCTGCATCTTGCTATCATCAATCAGTTCATTCAGAATACCCTCCTGAATGGTTCGTACCGCCTCTCTGCCCATATCCGTCACGATCTGGACAAATTCTTCACCAGCAAAGCCATAATTGCCCTTGACCGTCTCAGCGGTCTCACGTGGGTCCTGATAGATATAGTCTCCGCACTCAATTTCCAGAATACGATTGATCGCACCGCCCTGGCTCACATAGGTTTGCAGAGCACGTTCGCCACTGGTCAGGATGCAGTTCTGCCACCGATTCTCCCTGTTGACGCCTAGATCTCGGTTTGATCGGCTTTTACCCTTACCAGAGCATAAATCATACACCATGCCCTCAAAATTGCCTCTGATGCGATCTGAGACCTTGCTGGTGTCATCCATTACAAGCGGCAGATGATTCAACATGTCCGCTCTGGACTCTAGCGCAGTATCTGTAGTCTTGAAGTCTCCGATGTACTTATTCTCGGCCGGATCCGCCCAGACCGATGCCGCCACCATCAGCGTCACCGTCTTGCCACCCTCTGTCTCTCCCCACAGATCTACGATGAATGGCAGCCCTCCGAGCAGAGGAACCAGAACCGATGCAAACGATGCTGCCAGCATCAGCTTAACTTCCATCTTTCCAGATGCACGCAGCTTCTTCACATGTCGGATCCAAAGTTCTCGGCTGCCATACTTTGAGATGCTTTCATACAGATCACGGAAGCGATTGTCGCCATCGAACACAACCTCCGTGTTATAAGGCATAAAACCATCCTTGATCCAGCCCAGCTTGCTCGTAGAATACTGCACATCAATCTCATCATCGTTCATATTTTCCACATCTGATAAATACCGAACCAGATACTTTGCGTTCTCAGATGTCACTGCCACACCTTTCGCGGACAATGAAACAATCTTTGCGGCAGAGGTAATCGTAGTCTTTGCAACAATTACCTCCTCCCAGCGGCCAGATCGCTTAAAAGCCAACTTAATCTGTTCGTCACCGGTCTCAATGTTCTTCAGGCGCTCGATCGGCAAGATCGGATGGTAACATGCCAGGATATCAGGAGAGAATGGATTTGTGGTCTGCTGGTAGATGCCATCCTGAGTTGCAATCCATGATCGACACTTCATTTTCGGATATGGCGGTCCAAAGTTTGTCCAATTCTCAACGCTCTGTGTTTCCTGTTTACGTGGCTTCTCCTCTGCCACTTTCTTATACGCTTTTAATAGCTGCTTAAACTGTCGACCAACCTTCAGCTCATCAGCCCTCTCCTCCGCTGACAAGATCATCCTTGCTTTCTGGATCTCATCCTCCTGTGAGAAGATCTCAATGAAGATCTCCTCACTCAAAATCGTCTTTGCTGTATAGTTATTAAGTGGTTCCATATCACCACCTCGTTTCCAGACCGTACAGACAGCACTGCTCATAAAGCTGAAGCTGATAATTGTTGTATGCTTCACACCAGGCATCTGACAACGGTTCAGCCATCTTCAGTGCATCCCTGTACAGATCTATTTTTTTCCCATTTTCCTGTTTTTTCACATCAAGAGCCGCTTGTTCTTTCTGGCGCATCTCACGCTGCTTCTCAAAGTGATACTGCTTCATCCGGCGCGCAAAATTGGATTCCTTGCTCTTATCCGGATAATCACCGCCTAACAGCAGGAAGGCATCCTTAAAGGATACGCCTTCCATACGCTCAACAAACTCAAAGATATCTCCTGATGCTCCACAGCCAAAACAGTAAAAGCTGTCCTTATATATCTTGAGAGATGCTGTCTTCTCCTTATGGAACGGGCAGCAAATGAAACCTGCTCGATTTGGATGCAGTCCATACAGCGCCACAACATCTCCCATTGATCTACTCTGCTTTATCTCTTCTCGATCCATGAAGTATCCTCCAAAAGCTCCACGATACGACGCCCTGTGCTGCGCTTATCACAGAACAAGAACTCGACACCATAGGCAATATGCACCCGATAGATCTCAGCTGCCAGCTGCCGTCCGGTAACACGACTGTATGTACTTTTCCATTCAGCCACGTCCTTGATCGACTTAATCTTTCCACCATGCTCACAGAGGATGACCATCTTCACCTTCTGCTCTCGTGATCGTCTGACCTCCCGCCAGAAACGTCCTGAGTCCTTCGTACACAGATTGCTGCAAAGCTCTTCCAAATTCTGCTTGCGATCGATCACAAACTTGTCCTGCCCTTCCAACATGTAATCTGCAATGTCAAGCTTCTGAATCTGGTACAGAATGCCATGCTGTTGGAAGTACTTCTCAATGTGCTGCCATTTCTTTTCCCGGCTGTCAACGATGATCAATTAAATGGCAGCCCTTCATCATCTACATTATCCGGAATCGGTTTGAAGCCAGATGGCGGCCGTGACTCAACTGGACGCTGATAACCGGTATTGTTATCAGACTTACTTCCACAAAAGCTTACGGAGTCCACCAGACAGATCAACCGGGAATTTTTCTTTCCGTCTGCTTCCCACTCCTCCGTTATCATGCGACCTTCTACAATGATCTCCTGTCCCTTATGGAACCACTTGTTCAAGAACTCAGCTGTGTGTCCCCATGCCTTGCAGGGCAGATAACACAGCTTTTCCGATTCCTTATACTTGTCCGACCAGGCAACTGAAACCTGTGCCATAGCAACATTGCTCGGCGTATACTTCATTACTGGATCACTTACCAGTCGGCCCTGCAGGATTGTTCTGTTTATCATCCGACTCCTCCTTCATCTTTGTCATTGCCTTTCTCGCACATTCGATGCACAGTGCTCTTCCATACTGCTGCTTTCCAAGCGCTGCAATCTCCTCTGCGCTTTTGCTTCCTGCACCCTGAATTGGCTGTCTACAGTCTGCACAGATATATGTCTTAATTGACGGAGCCTTTGGACGAATCCGAAGCGCCTCAACAACATCACCAAATGCACGAACCTTTGCTGCATAAAGCGTGATACACTTGCCATTCCAATCCTCTATGTAAGGACCATATAGCTTTTCAATGGTCTTGCAGTTGGTCACGTTTAAGATCATCGGCTTCTGATCCTTCAGGTACGCAACCGTACACTCTTCCTTCTTTCCGTCCGCTCCCGTTACCATTTCTCTGCGAACCTGGCTGATCTGAACCATCAGATCTTTACCTGGATCCAACGCATATGCTCCAATATAATCTGGATTGATTAACTTCTTCCAATGTGTCTGTGCCATTATACTTCCTCCCCATACGCAAACAGTCCCGTCTCAATTCGATCCGGACCTTCATATCCATACCAGTTACCACTGACCCTGCACTCATGCAGCATTCCGATATACTCCCGGAACTTATCATAGCCCTGCTGGATAAACTCCTCGCTGCAATCGTAAACTCTGACCGCATAAGGTGGCTTCTTTTCCTGCGCCACAAACTTGAATCCATAACGCTGAAATGTATTTGCAAAGACGCCCTCCGTGTACATTCCAGCCTGGAAGTCATATCCATATTTTCTGACAGATCGCTCGAAATCCATTCCGGCACAGCTGTCTGTTGTCTTATAATCCACCAGATACAGCTGCCCTTCGTACTCTGTCATGCAGTCTGGGCGGCACTTGCACCGCTCCCCTGTATCTGAATCTGTCCAGAAGAAACTCTGCTCATGCTCTCCTGTCAGCAGCTTCTTTGCCAGTTGGTGTTTGTTGATTACCTCTGCCATCTCGCACATAACCTCATAGTCATCCTGGCTTACAATATCCTTGCCCTCATTCTCTGCCATAAATGCTGCATACTGCTCTTGGCCTGCCTTTGTTCTTCTATTCAAGGTCGGGCATACCGCAAATTCACTTTCAAAGTCCCCCGGCTCCAGAATCATCTTGTGAAGTGCTCTGCCAAACAACAGAGCTGGTGTGTCCTCCTTTGGATGAGTCATCTGGTACTGAAAATGCAACGGGCTCTTGCGCATCTCAAACAGATCCGAACGGCTAATGCCAGGATCTTGTCTATATTCTTTATTTGTCATCTTCCTGCTCCTCTCTGATCTGTGCTTCTGCTCGCACAGTTTCCTGTTCTTTCTTTTCGATCTGACAATCACAGGTTTCTCCTGGATCCAGATTTGCACCGCAATACTGGCATGTTCTGTAGTAACTCATATCATCACTTCTTTCTAAAGGCTTGCATTTTCCCTCAAACTGAGGTATACTGCAAATGATTAGTTTATTTGTGCCGCTGACTGGGTCTGCCAACCCGCAGCGGCTTTTTCAATGTGCGGCTGACTCCAGCGCCACGGCTGACGATATGTAGCTCTTCATCGGATTCCGATAATACCAACCAGTTCTGCCAGATCAGTCCAGCAGCCATGATAATTGCCTTCTGATCACGTGTTGGTTTTGTCGCTTTGCTCTTTCCCATTGTGCTTCTCCTTCCGTTGTTAAATCAGCGCGATGATCCATCCGAGCATCACACATGCCACCGACCATGCAATCATATTTATCGTGAACACGATAGACTGTTCTTCCTTGGCCGCTCTCTGCTCTTCCTCCTGCATCAGGCGGCGCAGACGCATCTTGTTACGCTCTGGATCGCTCATAAAGCTTGGCACCTGTGGCGCACGGCTCTGGTCTACTTCCTCCTTGACGAATTCGCCATTTACTTTTATAATTTGAAACATAGTATTTTTCCTTTCTCCCCAGTAGTCATTTAGCCCGATAGGGCATTTACACACTACCAAGGTATCTTTTCTTTATCCTCTTGCCGTACATTTAGTACGGCAAATATCATCATCAATTCACTTCTGCGGAATCGACCAGGATCATGCCACTTCTCATTAAATGTAGCGAGTGGCATATCAATTGTTTTTGCAAGCTGCTTCTGTGTCATGTCGCGATTCAGCAAATACATCTTAATCGTAAGCTTGAGCTGCTTATTGGCTTTTTCTTCATCTGTCATTTTGCGTCTCACAGAATTTTCACCTCCTCTCGAAATAGCATTACGATTTTATCATTTCGCATTTGTCTCATTTATGCGACAAACTGACTAAAAAAAATAGCATTTACTTCATCATGTGAAAGTCTCAACTCTTTTGCTATACGATCCGCTTCTTTAATGGTTATTGATTGTCCATCAGCATTGATTTTGCGATATAATGTTGCCTTATCAATACCTATTAGAGCTGCTAATTCTGCAATATTCAAGCCGCATTCTACAATTTTACCCTTTAACTTATTTATATTTACCATTTCTTTTACCTCCTCGTCTCATATTTGCGACTATCATAACGATACCATCCCTTCTTCGTTTTGTCAACCCTATTTTCTCATCTTTGAGATTTTTTTTGAATTTCTTTTATTTTATGTTGCAAATTTGCGATTTGTATGCTATGATGCATATCAAGAAGGAGGTTTATATGAATATTGGAGACAGAATCAAACAACGCAGACTGGAACTGAAACTCACCGTCGATGAACTTGCAGAAAAAATAGGTAAATCAAGAGCAACTATATATCGATATGAAAATGGTGATATTGAAAATATGCCCACTACAATTTTAGAGCCACTTGCCAAGGCTCTTGATACTACTCCTGCAGATCTTATGGGCTGGACACAGTATGATCAGTATTTCTCTGGCAAAGATGCTTCTGATGAAATATATTTAAAGCTTGCTCAAAACTGTGACAGACATCATGGAAAACAACAAGAATTAACAAAACTATATGGGCAATTATCAGTTCCTAATCAAAGTAAAGTTATCACTTATGCGAAAAGTCTTCTTTCCACTCAACAAATGGAAGAAGAACTACTTGCTGCACATAACCGTACTGATCTTAACTGCACAACAGAAGATGTCCAACATGATTTAGATATTATGAAGGACACCAATAACTGGAATTAACAAAAGGGTGATTTTATTTGACTTATGATGAAATTTTGGCACAATTTGCTGACAAAGACCTTGATATCCGTGAGCAATCACTTACTGTACATGATGGTTTAATCTATGGACACAGAATAGCGATTCGAAAAGATCTTCCAACGCAAAAGGCAAAGTCTTGTGTTTTAGCAGAAGAACTTGGACACTACTATACCACTGTTGGAAATATTCTTGATCAAAGTTGTATTTCTAACCGAAAACAGGAATTACATGCGCGTATGTGGGGGTATGACTACCTGATCGGTCTGACTGGACTTGTCTCTGCTGCAAAATCTGGTTGCTGCAATATTTATGAAATTGCTGAATATTTAGATGTTACTGAGGAATATCTCTTAGAAGCAATTAATGCATACAGAAATAAGTATGGTGTTGGAAAAGCAATTGATAATTATTGGATCACATTTGAACCTAATTTACAGATTTATGAAATGTTTATTATTAATAACAGCTAAGGAGGATTCACATATGCAAGAACTTGAAGATAGATTACTTAATAAATCTCAAGAAGCCTTTATACTGGCTATTGAATTATATAATAAACCTACAATCAAATATCGAGTTGAAGGTTTTAGTTTATTTATTTGTAATGCCTGGGAATTAATGTTAAAAGCTCACCTTTTGAAGACTCGCGGTCCTCAAAGTATTTATTATGCAGATAATAAAAGACGAACTATTTCATTGGAAAATGCAATAAAAGAAGTTTTCACTAACAATAAAGATCCTCTACGCTTGAATCTAGAAAAAATAATTGAGCTCAGAAACACTAGTACTCATTTTATTACAGAAGAATACGAGATGGTTTATGTGCCGTTATTTCAGTCCTGTATACTTAATTTCAATGAGAAAATGATGGCATTTCATAATATTGATATGACATCCATCATTCCTCAAAATTTTTTAACACTTTCTGTGAGTATGAAAGCATTGAATGAATCTGAAATTATTGCAAAATATCCAGAAGAAATCGCTACAAAACTTCTAAATACAAGCAAACAAATTTCTGATACTATTGAAACAAATAATGCAAAATTTGCTATTAGGATAGATCATTATCATTATATAACAAAGAATAAAGATGCTGCCACATCAATCGTTGGAATTGATAATTCTTCTGATGCAAAAGTAAAAATCATCAAAGAATTAAAAGATCCCAACACTACACATAAGTATAGCTCTACTAATTGTATTGATCAAATTCGCGAACGCCTAAAACGTAACGGCATTATACTTCGATATATGGGGGAAGAAAAAGATTTTAATTCCTATCATTTTAATCTTTTTTGCAAATACTATGGTATAAAAACAAACCCAAAGCTATGCTATCAGTATCAACTATCGCATACATATGGCTATAGTATACAGACAATCGACTTTATAGTTGATGAAATAAAAATGCGAGGAATTTATGAAAAAAGGACAAATCATAGAAGGCGTGATCGAGCGCGTAGACTTTCCAAATAA